CATGTCCACATTATCTGATTCAATAGACAGCATTTCACTGATTCTGAATCCTGTGTATAAAAGGAATATAACTGAATCAACCCATTCCTGGTCTTGAATTTCCCACACTTTGTTGACTTCTTCATCAGTGAATGGTCTTTTCTTGGTTTCAGGTATTGGTTCAGCGGTTATCAACTGGGAATATGATTTGTTGATAACATCAAGTTCCAGTGCAAATCTATCCAAGTGACCAAACAGGTTCTTAATTGCCCACTGGGTAGAATAACCACATCCACAATTATCAATGCAATCTTGCATATGGAAAGACCTGATTTCTTTATACTTCATGTTTTCAATTTTCTTACAATGCTTATAAGCTGATTTCAATGAACCTTGGGATGAAGCTGACATCTTATGAAGCTTCTTTTCTTTGAACTTTTCAAACAGTTCCTTCATGGTTATTTTAGCAGCATCTATGTCATAGGGGTTGCGGTTATATTCAGCAAGAATCATCAGACCTTCTTCCCTTGTTGCACTGTAACCTATTGTGTCATATATGGGATGACCTTTTTCATTCCATCCTATTGTTTTACGAATAACATATGGTCGCCTGCGATTACCTGAAAGCTTGGCAACTGTACCATAACCATTTGGATTCTTGATGATGTTCACCCCCTTCCAATGAAAGCTTCATTCTTATAAAGATATTTTCACATTTGACTGCAAATAAGAAGGATTCAACTTTCTGAAATAATCAACCAACTGTGCTGCATTGTGCCAATCTTTTGTGACATCAATGACAATTGTTTTCAATTCATCAGTTTGGTAATTGATAATAAGGAAGTGATTCACAACCCTTTTTTCTTTGGTCTTTACCCTTCCACCTATCATTGCCCCAATGACACCAAATGTCACAGCACCAATGACCATTCCAGGTGCTGATTGCTGAATGATTTTTTCCATTTCAACATCAGACTTAATGTCAATCATCATGAGTTTTGAAAAGTTAATTTCAAATTCTTGACCGTTTCCAACCATAGACAATTCACTTGGTGTAAGTTTAATTGTCAAATCAGTGTTCTGTGGAATTGGTAACCCTTCAACCAAGTTTCCAAGTGAAACCTTTTGATTCTTGTTTTTCTTACCGAACATAACAGTACCGCCTTTCATTTTTTAATTTTCATGTTACACATGTTACGGTGTTACACATGTTTTCTTATTACTTTATTTTTTAAGATAATCAATAATTTTTAATGATAAAAACTAATTGAAAATATAATAAATAGAAAACAACCGTAACAACTGTAACAACCGTAACAAATGCTATTTTTCAGTGTATTTGTCAATCATGCAAAGGTCAATTAAAGTGTCAATTGCTTTTTCTTTGCCTGTTTCATTGAGTTCAATAAAATGTTCAAGTAATTCAACAGCTTCTTTTCCATAAGTAACTTGAATAAGTTCAAGAAGCTGTACTTCTGATGCATTCTTTTCACAAATCAGTCTTTCCATAGGCACATCATGACCCATCAACCAGGCTTCTGAAACATTCAATGCCCTTGCAAGTAAATAAAGTGCCTTTTGTTTTGCTTCATATACACCATTGGTGTACTGACTGATTCTTGCTTTGGATAAACCTGTTTTCTGTGATAATTCAACAGGCTTCATATTCCTTATTTCCAATGCCTGGTTTAGTCTACTTTGAAATGTTTCACTCATTGGATTTACCCCCTTCCTTTTATTAGATTATAGTCCTTTGGGAATATAATTATACATCAAAGTTAAGCAAATTTCAAGAAAAACAGAAAAAAGTTAAAGAAATATTGAAAAAGGGGTTGACTTAAAAAGTTAAGGATGCTATACTTGTAGACAAATAGGTTAAGACATCCAGTTCATCTTCATCAAGAAAGTATGTATGCCCTGGATGTGGAACAATCATTAGAGCAACAAAGGAAGTTAGGGTCATGTGTGCTGATTGTGAACTTGAATTTGAAGAAGAATTCTAATTGATTGACTGCTGTTCCTTGACAAGTGAATACAGACCAGTAAACAGTATGGTACAACCCCCATGCTGAACAACCTGGTTGATTATATTTGAAAGGTGGTGAACTTATGGCAGGTTACAAGAAAGTTGCAGCGGAAGATGCTGAAATCTTTTTGAAGTTATATAAAAAGTACCTTCTTTTGAAGGTTGATGAAATGAGAAACATTCTTGAAACACTTCCAACCAATGTGATTGAAAGATGTTTCAATGGTGCTGAATTCTTTGATGTAGGATTTGATATTTCAAAACTGGATGAATCAGAATTTGGTTTTGGTGGTCTGCATGGATATTCAAAAATAGTGGATGTTTCAAATGAACTGAATATTTATAAGAAATATGACAATGAAGGTAAGCTTGATGAAATTATGCAAAGGTATGGTTTCAAGGTCAATAGAAAGAAAATTGGTGTACTTGGATAAGAAAGGAAGTGATTATGAATGAAGGATGTTGTATTTGATTATTCCAAAGTAAGGGGAAAAATCAAAGAAGTATTTGGAACACAGTCTGCATTTGCATCTGCAATGGAAATGTCACCTGTTTCCTTATCTGAAAAGCTGAACAACAAAGTGCAATTCAGTCAAAAGGAAATTGACAGAGCCTGTGACCTGCTTCAAATTGCAAAAGAAGAAATCCCCATATATTTTTTTACACCAAAAGTTAAGCTTCCTTAACTAAAGCTATGAAAGGAGAAGTGAAAAATGAGTTTTTCAGAAAGATTGAAACAAGCAATGGTTGAAAGAAACATGACCCAAGCTGAACTTTCTGCACTGACTGGAATTGGTAAGTCATCCATCAGTCAATATGTATCAGGTAAGAATGAACCAAATGAAATCAGAAAAGAAAAGCTTGCGGAAGCACTTGAATGTTCAGTTGCTTTCCTGAATGGAACAACCAAATGCCCTGATATGACTGCTGACCCAAACGGTTTGAAGAATGTTCCTGTTGATATGGCAGCAAAGATGCTTGGTAAGTCAAGACAATTCATCAGGGTATCACTTCAAAGAGGGATTGCCCCATTTGGGTTTGCGGTAAAGCTGTCAGGTGAACGGTTTTCATATCACATTTCACCAAAGAAACTTGAAGAATACATTGGAAGTTGAAGGTGATGCCCATGATTAAACTATACCCACACCAAGGACAAGCACTGGAACAGACCAAAGCATTCAACAAGGTTGCTTATTACCTTGACATGGGTCTTGGAAAAACATTTGTTGGGTCAGAAAAAATGGTTCAGCTTGGTTCAAATGTCAACTTGGTAATCTGTCAGAAATCAAAGATTGATGACTGGATGCAGCACTTCAAAACATATTATGCACAGCATGACAAAGATTTCTGTTGTGAAGATTTGATTTTCAATCTGACAGATAAAAAGCAGCTTGCAAAGTTTATGGAAGAATCAAGAGCAGCAACAGAACCGAATTTCATTGAAGATGAATTGACTGGTCAAAGTTATCAGCAAGAAAACCTATACCCTTATTTGATTGTTGGCATAATCAATTATGATTTGGTGTTCAGGCGGTCAGAATTACTTGAATTAAGACAGTTTACTATGATGTTGGATGAATCATCACTGATACAAAATGACACTGCAAAACGGTCAAAATTCATCCTGAAAATGCAACCTGACAATGTGATACTTCTTTCAGGAACACCCACATCAGGAAAATATGAAAATCTGTGGTCACAAATGAACCTGCTTGGGTGGAAAATCAGCAAAGAACTTTACAACAGACAATATGTGAACTGGGTTAAGGTTGAACAAGATGGTTTCATCCACTTTGTAATTGATAAGGAAGAACCCTATAAAAATGTTGACCGCTTAAAGAAAAAGATGCGTGACCATGGTTCAGTGTTCTTGAAAACAGAAGAATGCTTTGACCTTCCTGAACAGATATTCATTCCAATTACAGTTAAGAAAACAAAAGAATACACAAGATTCAGGAAAAAAGGACTTGTGACAATTGATGGAACTGAACTTGTTGGTGACAGCACCTTGACTAAAAGATTATATTCCAGGATGCTTTGTGGTCACTACAACAAGGATAAGCTTCAAGCATTCA